CAATGTGCATTAATAGCAATAGATGAGATATTGAAATCTAAACCTTGCAAATTTGACGGTTATTATTACGAACTTAATTTAAAATATTGGACAGAAGTTAAACAAGAAATAGAAAAGCTATAAATAAAGTGGTCAAACGGAAATTCCGAACAACCACTCTAATAATGGAAAATAATTTCTAATTTTAGCTTTATAGTGGAAAAAATAAGCGCAGAGCAAGAAAAATAGGCGCAATAGTGGAATAAACGAAATGGTATAGGCGCAATAACTTCCATTTTTGATAGAACGCATAATAGTCAGGTGGTGTAATGGTAACACTCAATAAAGTAGTCGCAGTAATGTAGACCCGATTTGAGATACAGGTTCGAATCCTGTCCTGACTACAAATAAAGCTCAAAAGTGAGCCGTATTGATACGCATTTATACGAATAATGAGCTTTAAAAGGGATAAATAATGCAATTTTGTAACTTTAATAACAACTTATGACAATAATCTTTATAATATTAGCAGCTATTTGTAACTCGGTAATGGATGTTCTATCTACCAGGTATTATATTTCCATATTTGGAAACCTTAAAAATCGTCAGTTTTGGGATTGGAATATGTCCTGGCGCAACAAATGGCAGTGGGGCGAGAAAGAAAACGGCGAAAAGTTTTTTCTATCTTCAACTATGCTTTCGTTTTTAACCGATGGTTGGCATTTATTTAAAGCCTTGATGTTACTATTTATTTCTTTAGCTATTGTAACTTACAAACCTATTTTTGGGTATTTTGATATAATCTTATTCTCTATTATTTGGGGAGTAGTGTTTGAATTGTTTTACACTAAAATTCTATTAAAATGACATTATTAATTATTTATTGGATTGCAAGTACAATTTATGGAGTATATTGGATTAGTAAGAAGCTAGGAAAATTAGAAAATAAAGAGTATTATACTTTATTAGATTTAATAGCTTATTTATTAGCTTCTATGCTTATTACCCCATTTGCTTTGCCTATTTATTTATTTAATTCAATTAAATTTAAAAGACCTAAATGAGTACAACAATCTTAAAAAAGAAAGCAGATGCTATATTTTCAACTTATATCCGCTTAAAGTACGCTGATGAGAATTTAGATGTAAAATGCTTTACTTGCGATAAGGTTTTACCTTACAAGAAGATTCAAAATGGACACTTTTATTCAAGGGGTATATTAAGCCTAAGGTATGATGAACAAAATTGTAGACCACAGTGCTACGGATGCAATATTGCTCAAAAAGGCAATTATATCGAATATTATAAAAGACTGGAAAAAGAAATAGGTAAAGGTGGTATGGATTTTCTTGAACACAAAAGGCATCAAACAAAAAAAATGGGCAAATTAGACTATCAAGAACTAATTGACTATTACACACAAAAAGTAGCTGATTTATGAATGAATCAGAACTATTTAAATTCCTAAAAGAGAAGTATATTCCGGATCTTCAAGGTGGAGATGAATATTCAAGTTTCGACTGCTATTCTGAAAAGTATAAAATGTTTATTGAGTTAAAATGCCGAGAAGTACACTACGACACTTTAATGATTGAGAAGTATAAGTATGATCGATTAGTAGACTTAAGTTTGGGGTATGGGTATAGTCCTTATTACATAAATTCTACTCCAAAAGGTGTATATTCCTTTAAATTAGCCTTAAATCCGCAGTGGATATGGAAATTATTACCAAAAACAACACAATTTGCCGAAAATCACGAAATACTAAAACAAGTAGGATATTTAGACCTAAAAGACGCTAAACAATTATGATAGATAAAATCAAAGCCGAAATTATCAAGGCTAACAAAACAACCAATATTGAGGACCTGATCAACTCCAACCTAAAACTTGCTGGATATTTATTTTTACTTAACGAATTGGAAACCGAAATTCACAAAGGATATATTGAAGCCTACAACACCAGAAAAATAGTTGAGGCAAGATTATATCTTGAGGGAGAAGGCACACAGGGTAATAGAGAGAAGCAAAGTATAGTAGATGGCGAAGAATACCGAGAAGTAGAGGGATCATTTGAAATAAAGTTAGCAGAAATTAAAAATATTAGATTTTCTACAAATTCTTTTATTGATGTCTTAACACAAAAAATAAATTATTTGCGAAAGGAATACGAACTGTCTAAAAAGTTTGTCTAATTTCCTGGCGAGAAGTACGGAACTGAGAAGTACGGGTGAGAAGCAAGGCTGAGAAGTACGGGTCTAAGAAGTACGGGTGGCAAATTTGCTACTGTACTAAATAGTATACACTGTCCTATATTTAGTACACTGTCCACAAAATAGATCACTGTCCTAAAAATAGGGCAAAATAATTCCATAAGGCAAAAATGCCTTTTTTGGTCCTGTCAGAAATGATCCTTTTTTTTATTGCATACTATTACTATTTAATTTGCCGGCAAATGTATAATATTTAAATTCATATATCCTAATAAATTTTAATTAAAAATAAATTAACTGATTTTCAGGTAGTTATAAAATAGTTGGTCCTGTTATTTGTATATCTTAATTAAGTTTATTACAATTGCAGTGTTGAATTCAACCCCTCAACGCCAAAAATATGAATAGATTGAAAACAAACCCAACAAACAAGTATACCGGACCAACGGTAAAAGAGATCAACGAAATTTTAATTTCTTATGCAGTATTAATAGGCGGCTTTATAGGCTTTTTTATTTTTATTTGTAATATCACTAAATTTTAACTTATGATCTTAGAAATACACTATTTAAACAAGGAAAAAAATTATACAGTAAGTATAAAAACTTTCAATTGCTATACTAAGGCGCTAAAATGGGGCGGCAAAAATATAGAAAATTTTAACACAGATATGATAAAAATCAAATTTTAACCCTAAAAAACAGAATTATGAAATTTTACTTAAAAACAGACAAAGAAAATACACAATTAAAAATAAAATTGTATTATCATTTAGGCGGTATGAATTACTTTACCAGCAAAGTTGAAAAAAGAGGTTATTACTTAAGTGTAACGCCTGTTGAAATTGAAAGAAAAGATAATAATATATCTTTTGAAGTATACAAGGCTTTTAGCGGATATAAGGCGCTAGTATTAGAAACTAAGCGTAAAAGTGACAAAGCGTATAATACAGCCGCTCAAATGATCGAAAATAAAAAGCACGAATTAATACAAATAATCTGCAGCACAAACAATTTACAAGTAATATAAACAAACCAAAAAAACTACTAAAAACTAAAAAATGGAAAATTTCTTAAACTTCTTAAAAACACAAAATTACCAGTATAAAAAGCCTACAGTATTATTCGGCACCCAGAACAATAAGACCGTAAAAGGCGAAGCGAAGGGATATAAGACCTTTATAATTTATATGAGTCCGGAAAAACAAAATAGCTTAGGAAAAAACCTTTGCAGTAAGGCAAGCGAAGGCTGCAAAAAAAGCTGTTTATTTACTGCAGGTATGGGCGCCTTTTCAAATGTTAAGATAGGACGTATAAATAAGACAGAATACTTCTTAAAAGATCGCGAAGGCTTTATGCAACAAGCGGCAAAGGAAATTAAAAAAGCAGTAAAAAAACACGGCGCGGGAAATATCGCTATTCGATTGAATGGGACTACAGATATACCCTTCGAAAATATACCTTTCTTATTTGAGGGCGAAGTCTATTCTAATATTATGGAAATTTTTCCACAGGTGCAATTTTATGACTATACTAAGATATTTAATAGGTTTACAAAGAAATTACCTGCAAATTACGATCTAACTTTTAGCCGGTCTGAGGATCCTATCAATCAAAAGGAAGCGGAAGCGTTATTAATATTAGGTAATAATGTAGCTGCAGTATTTAAAAATGAATTACCAGCTTTTTATGGTGGCTATCAAATAATAGACGGTGACGAAACAGACTTAACCTTCTTGCATCCTAAGGGCGTAATATTAGGGCTAAAAGCTAAGGGCAAAGCAAAAAAAGATATTAGCGGGTTTGTTATAAATAACTAAGATATGAAGACATACTATATTAATTTTCAAGGGCGCAAAAAAACGTCAACAGGTAGATACCAGAATATACAAAAGGCGATCGCGGCGGAAAACTTAGAACAGGCAAAAGAAAAAATTAAAATCAATTATACTATAGATATTATCAATAGCACTATAGAATTAGAAAACTTTATACTAGCAACCATATGAAAACAATTTTACAAAAGATTAGCGCCCGCACTGGCTGTATGCCGATCGCTATTGAAAGATATATCTATTATACAGGTATAAAACCTAAAAAGCTACTTAATCAATTAGAGGCGGCGGATATGCCGGAAATATTCGAATTTATAGAGCAGGTAATAATATACCAACCAACCGAAAACAAATTTAAAAACATAAACAAAGATATAAACAGATGGAAACAGCAATATTTATAGACGCAAAAAAAGTACAGGAGGCAATAAAGCTAATAACCTTAAAATACAACCTTTATAATGAATACCTACAGAATGCTATAGAGGATGACGCCAGCTTATTTGAAGTATGTAAACATAAAGGATCTATTAGAGGGCTGCATCAAGCGCTAGTTATATTAAATAATTTGTTAAGATAGTTTTTTTTAGTGGTTTGGAAGTCCGGTCTTAATTGATCGGGCTTTTTTTTTGTCCTTTTTTTTCTACCTTTGTATAAATTTAATGATATGAAATACACTGAGGAAACTATCAAACCTATATTTGAAGCTATTTTAGAGGGCGTACGCAAAGGTGATGCAGTACGAAAGGTTCTAAGCCTGCCGGATATGCCGAGCACTAAGACTTTTTATAAGTGGCTGGAAAATGAAGACAGAGGAAAACAATACGCCCGTGCGTGTGAATACAGGGCGGATGCCATATTTGAAGAAATTTTAAATATTTGCGACGATAAGACAGAGGACTATATTAGTACGAAGTCCGGCGCTGTTGGTAATAATGCAGCAGTGCAAAGGGCGCGCTTGCAAGTGGATACCAGAAAGTGGATCGTATCTAAACTAAACCCAAAGAAATACAGCGATAAGATACAAAACGAAGTTACCGGTGATATGGCGATAAATTGGATCGAAACAAAAACGAATGATATTAACAAGTAAACAAACCAAAGCATTAAACTATTTAGAGGACCAACAAACAAACGAAGTTATTTTTGGAGGGGGTGCCGGTGGTGGTAAGTCAGCGCTCGGCGTTTATTGGATCATTAAGAACTGTCTAAGGTATAAAGGTAGTCGCTGGTTAATTGGCAGGGCTGTATTAAAGACTTTAAAAGACACCACACTTAACAGCTTTTACGATATTTGTAAACTGCAAGGGCTAAGATCCGGAACCCACTATAAATATAACGCGCAAAGTAATATTATAACTTTTACTAACGGATCGGCTATTTATTTAAAGGATCTATTTTTGTATCCGTCGGATCCGAACTTCGACGAATTAGGTAGTTTGGAAATTACAGGCGCATTTATTGACGAGTGCAACCAGATTACAGAAAAGGCTTTTAATATTGTAAAGTCCAGAATAAGGTATAAACTAAATGATTTCAATTTAATACCTAAAATATTAGGCACTTGTAACCCTTCAAAGGGCTTTGTCTATAATAACTTTTACAAGCCATCTAAAGAAGGGAAACTACCTAATAACAAAGCATTTATTCAAGCGCTTGCAACTGACAACAGCAATATAAGTTCACACTATATTGAAAGCCTTAAAACACTTGACAATTTTAGCAAAGAAAGACTATTATACGGCAATTGGGAATACGACGATAGCAAAAACAATCTAATAGACTATAATAAAATAGTAGAGATATACTCGAATGAATTACCAGAGGGTAAGCAATATATTAGCGCCGATATTGCAAGATATGGCAAAGATAAGACTATTGTAATGCTTTGGTCCGGTCTGACAGTTACAGAGATCCATAAGTTAGCAAAGAAGTCAACAACTGAGGTTGCGGAATTTATAAAGTCTTTGGCTGCAGCAAAGGGTATTCACCACAACAATATTATAATCGACGAGGACGGTATAGGCGGAGGCACCTGCGATCAGGTGAAAGGATGCCGCGGATTTCTTAACGGAAGCAAAGCTATTAAGGGAAACTATATTAACTTAAAGTCTGAATGTTATTATAGACTTGCTGAGTTAATCAATAAGAATGAAATTGCAGTCAGAACAGAAGATGTTGATATAAGAAAGCAATTAACAGAGGAATTAGAGTGGGTACACAGGCACAACGCGGATAAAGATGGGAAACTTGCAATACTACCAAAGGAGAAAGTAAAAGAGAAATTAGGACGGTCGCCGGATATATCAGATGCTTTAATGATGAGAATCTATTTCGAGTTGAAGCCTTTTGATTTTGTAGTAGAATAATAGTAAATTTGTAAAAATATAAGTATATGAATCTAATCCAAAGAATTAAGGCTGTTATTATGCCTACTCAATCCGATCCTGGAAATAAATACAATCAATCTCTATTTTCTTATTTTAACGGCATATTCTTTAATATACCTAATAATCCGCGCGCTTATGTAGCAAATGGATATCAAGGGAATCCGGATGTATATTCTATTATAAATATGATTGCTAAGAAAGCAGCGAGTGTTCCTTTTTATGTTTATGTAGTAAGTAATAAAAAGAGTTTTAATAGAACAAAGAATAATAAATTTAATCTATTAAAGAAAGGACTTGACGAAGTTGAGGGAACAGAGTTAAATAGATTAATCGCAAGACCGAATGAGATGCAATCTCAACAGGAGTTTATCGAAGCTATGGTTTCGTTTCTTGAAATTACCGGTAATGCTTATGCTTATAAGTTTATGCCAGAAGTAGGTAGAAACAAAGGAGTACCAACTAAATTATATCCTTTACCATCACAATTTACTCAAATTATAGGTAGTGGCACATTTGAGCCAATTAGTGGCTATAAATTACAAATAGGAAACCAAGAAATAACTTTTAACAGGGACGAAGTTAATCATATTAAATTCTTTAATCCTGATTATAATGTGAGTGGTAATCAACTTTATGGAATGAGTCCGCTTATGGCTGCTTGGGAAACTGTTTCAAGTTCAAACGAAGGCACAAGGGCAAAAGCTAAGGCATTTATTAACGGTGGTGCAGCAGGTCTACTTTTCTCAGGAGATAAGGACGCTATGCTTGATGGCGAACAAATAAGTAAGATTAACCAACAAATTGACACTAAATTAACAGGAGCAGACAATTACAAGAGAATAGTAGCTACTAACGGAATTATTGACTATAAGCAAATTGGAATGAGTCCGGCGGATTTAGAAATAATTAAATCAATTGGAGCGGATAGGGACACTTTATGTAGAGTGTTTGGAGTAGATCCTATTTTATTTGCTACTGACTCTTCTTCGTACAATAATAAGGAATTAGCCTACAAAGGATTAGTAACTAACACAGTTATTCCTATTCTAAACTTAGTAAAGGCTATGTTTAACGAAGTAGCAATATATTACTCATTAAGAGATGGAGTAGAGTATTATATTGATTACGACGCGCAAGCATTCCCCGAAATGCAAAAGGATATGGAAAAAATAGTTACCCAAATGAAAGAAAGTTGGTGGATTACTCCTAACGAGAAAAGGGACGCTATGAACTACGATAGATTAAACGAGGCGGATATGGATAGAATATTAGTCCCTACTAATTTAACTTATATGGACGAAATAGGGATGACACCTGGAGTATGACAGAACAAGAAAAAAACGAAGAACTAAGAGCGTATATTGAATTATGGGGATATAGAAGATTTAGAAAGGCTTTGGATCAAAGTATTCAACCTTTATTAAATTCTTTAAAGGAAAGTAATTCAATTGGCTTTACTTATGCTTTACAGGCTTTACTTTATAATGCTCAACCCGTTGACGAAAGTATAAGAGAGTTTTACGAGTTCGCTTGGTATAAACAAAGTGATTCTTTTGTCAATTGGGCAAATACTACTTATGATGCCGGCTTAGAGAAGAATGATCCTTATATGAATAGAATGCTAAGTTCTTATTATAGCACAATAGGCATTCAACACAGTCAAATAATCAACGATACTTCAAGAAGAAGAATAAACGAAGCATTTCAAGCTGCTTTTGCTAATAACGAAAGCGTAACTGATTTTGAAAAAAGATTAGTTCAAGAAGTTCAAATGAACAAGTCAAGAGCAAGAATAATTTCAAGAACTGAAAGCGTAATGCTTTTAAATAAAGTTATGATTGAAAATGCTCAATTATTACCTTTTGAAGTTAATAAGATTTGGATTCACGATCACCCTAATGTACCAAGAAATTGGCACTTAGCTTTGAATAATACAAAGAAACCTTTATTAGTTCCTTTTGATGTTTTAGGGATTCCGATGCAATATCCTGGAGATCCGATTGGCGGACCTGAAAATAATATAGGATGCAAATGTAGTATGTTAATTGTACCGAGAAAAGATGAAGACGGTAATTTAATTTATTCATAATTGCTAAAAAAGTTAGTATCTTTGTATATCATAGTTTGGTGTTTTGGTTTTAGGGTGGGTAGGTAACTACTCACTCTTTTTTAAACACTATAAAAATAATCGCTTATGAAAAATATAAGTTTCAAGAATTACGACGCAAGTATAAAAGACTTGGATGTAGCAACAGGAATAGTAACAGGTTACTTCTCTCAATTTAATTCTATTGATTTAGACGGAGATGTTATAATGCCAGGTGCATTTACAAAGACTATCGCTGAAAGAGGACCAGATTCATTAAAGCCTGAAATTGCTTATTTATGGCAACACGATACTTACAAGCCTTTAGGAAAGCTAATGGTTTTAAGAGAAGACAACTTTGGTTTGTACTTTGAAGCTAAAATGAGCGATACAACTTACGGACAGGATGCTTTGAAACTTTATAGAGATGGTGTAATAACCCAACATTCTATTGGTTATCAAGTAATAAAGTCGGTAGAAACCACTATGGAAATGGAAGAAGAAGTTGAGCAAATCTACGAGGTAAAACTTTGGGAAGGTTCAGCAGTAACTTTTGGAGCAAATCCTAATACACCTTTTACTGGCTTCAAGTCTGTAAAAGAAAGAGAAGACCGAATTAAAACTTTAGTTAAGGCTATTAAAAATGGTACTTATACTGATGAAACATTTGGTCTTATTGAATTTGAATTATTAAAACTTATTTCACTTGTTAAATCTGATGAGCCAACTGTGGTTACTCCTGTGGACAACGAGCCGAAAGAGGACAATAAGATACAAGAAATAAAACAATTTAGAAATCTCTTAAACCTTTAAAAATGGAAGAAATTAAAAATCTAGCAAATGACATCAACGCAAAGTTTGATGCTAACGCTAACGCTTTATTAAGCGTAAAAAATGAAGTGTCTACGATGGTAGAAAAAAGTATTGATGCAGTTAAATCTGAAATCAAAGCAGTAAAAGATGAAATGGATAGACAAGCTGAAGAAGTATCTCGTAAGAGTGCAGCTAAAATTGCATCTTCAAAGTCTATCGGTGAGCAAATCGCTGAACAATTAGACAGTAATATGTCAATCGCTGAAAAAGAATTAAAATCAGCAGGTGGTTCATTCACTATGAACTTGAAAGCAGTTGGTAATATGTTATTATCTTCTAACTTAACAGGAGATTCAGTAGCTACTTACAACCAACAACAAGCAATCTTGCCTTCGCAAAAATTGAACTTTAGAGATTTAATCCCTACTGTACAATCTGCGACTGGTACTTTTGTTACTTACAAAGAAAGTGGTTCAGAAGGTGCTATCGCAGCGCAAACTGAAGGTGCAGCTAAAGGTCAAATTGATTACGACTTAACAGAAGTTAAGACTGTAAACGCTTATATCGCTGGTTTCGCAACTTTCTCAAAGCAAATGATGAAATCTTTACCATTTATCGAGCAAACTTTAACTCGTATGTTGATTAGAGATTTTTACAAAGCAGAAAATGCTTCTTTCTTCGGTACTGTTAGTGCTGCTGCAACAGGTTCAACAACCCACAGTGCTACTGATGATGTTGAAGAAATTATTGAATTAATCGCTAACCAAAAGACTGCTAACTTTAATGCTTCTTATGCGTTAGTTTCTCCTCATCAAATGGCTCGTTTAATTATCTCTACTTACAACAAAGGTTACTACGCAGGCGCAGGTGCGGTTATTCTTAACGGTGCAGGTGGTTTGACTATCTTTGGTACACCAGTATTCGAGGCATCTTGGGTAACTGATGACAAAGTGTTAATCTTTGATAGAGATTACTTAGAAAGAGTTGAAGTTGAAGGTATGAATGTAACTTTCTCTTATGAGAACGGCACAAATTTTACGCAAAATCTCGTAACTGCCAGAATAGAGTGCTATGAGGCAATTAACTTGATGTTACCTACTGCAGCGATTTATGCTGACCTTGGCAACGCATAATTAGTTCTTTAAAATAATAAAGAGGGTAGGTGCTTAATTGTATCTACCCTTTTTTAATGCTAAAAATCTTAGTATCTTTGTGAATGTACAAATGTTCAGTAGATATATCGTATCAAGGTAGGAAGTATTATAGAGGTAACTACTATGACCTTGTTTTAAGCGATAAGATGAAAGAATTTATTAAAGTTGGGTACTTTACTCAAATAGTTGATAAAGGTGTTACAAAAGAGTTTAAAGGCAAAATAAAGAAAAAGTGATAAACTTATATCCATACCTAAATAATCCTGCTATTGATTCTATTGTGATGTTTCCTAATGGATTCAAAGCAGAAAAATTATACACAGTATTTCCAAGATTTGGTTTCTTTAATGCAAGTAGAGATCTAACTGCTTATAGAACTGTTCAAAGCACAACAATACCGGATTTAAAATTTCTTTCGTTTATGGGGGCTGATGTGCCTTTATGTGATTACGAATACTCAACTTGTCCTGAGTTATTTATCCAAAAGGAGTCTTTTAATTACTTTTTAAATACTGCTGATTTTAGCGCAGTTAATTGGAATACTAACGGAACAATTACAGATGCTTATGGACAAGGACCAGATCTTATGCCTTTTAGTGCTGCAAGATTTCAAGATGCTAACGCTTATCAAATAACTGATTTTGGAGGTCCTTATTTAACTCTTTCTGTTTATGCAAAAAGAAATACGGCTTCTACTATTAGACTTTATACAGATGCAGGTGATGTAACTTATACTTTAAGTGATAGATGGGAAAGATATACTTATACTTCTATTCCTTCCGGTCCTGCTGATATAGGATTTGAGGTTGTAGGTGATGCTTTAATTTGGATACCACAATTTGAAGAAGGTGATTTTGCTACTTCTCCTATACCTAATGGCGCTACTGAAAATACAAGACCAAAGGATATTATCTATAAAGATATAACTGGCACAGAAGAGTTTTTAATATATTTTGATGTTCGTTTACGATCAGGTTCAAATATTGATGATTTCTACGAAATAATAGGATCGGTGAATGATGGTAGTTTTGATTATTATTGTGCAATAGGTGTTTCTAATACTAACGAATTTATCGTAAATTTGTATAATAATCCTGATAATCAATTAGAAGTATTTGATGCTTATCCTGATGGTATTCATAAGGTTGCAGTTAAATTTACTGATAGTGTTGTAAAGGTTTGGATTGATGGTGTAAATGTTCTTGAAACAGGTAATTCTGTTGGAGTAAGTCCAAATTCATTAAATAGATTAGACTTAGGCACAATAGCAGGTGCATTAAATCCTATTAAAGATAGAATAAGAGGTTCAATTTTTATGGGTGGTGTTGCAGGAACTTTACCAACTGATGAAGAAATAATAGAACTAACAACAATTACTGATGCTGCTGAATATATGATTACTCAAGGTGGTGATTTTATTTTATCGGAAAGCGGAGATTATATAATTTTAGAACAATAAGAATATGGCAAATGTTAAATTTACGGAATTTCCTTCAGCAGCTACGGTTGGTGGAACGGATATAATCCCAATAGTACAAGGTGGAATAAATAAGAAAGCTACCGGTGCGGTATTTTCTACTTATATTGGATCGGCATTTGTTGCTTTAACCGGCAATCAAACAATCGCAGGTGTAAAAACATTTAGTTCACAATTAGTATCTACAATTGCTACTGGTACTGCTCCTTTTAGTGTTGCTTCGACTACAAAAGTAACTAACTTAAACGCTGATTTATTAGATGGTTTATCTTCTGCTGCATTTCAAACAGTATTAACAAATCCTATCACAGGCACAGGAACTACTAATTACTTACCAAAGTTTACAGGAGCAAGTGCTTTAGGAAATTCTTTATTACAAGAAACAACAAACGCAAT